TTTTTGTACCAACCAGTTCTTCTTTGAAACAGTTAGTGATTGACGATCATGACGGCCACCCTTGGCCAAAGTTTTCGCTCAAGATGATAGCTGAATCAAGAAAGATAACAACAACTTCTCCAAATTGGGTGATAATTAATCCACTTGTTGTTCGTCCGGGGATTCCTGGGGACTTTCACATTTTGTTTGATGTGAATACAAAACACACTAGAGATGATACAAAAACAGAATATGCAATCTTCTATAATGAAGAGTTGATTTCAGGTTCAAAAAAAGAATTAGATGTTTCTTCTGGATTGTTGTCATTTCTGGATACACACATAGAAAGCTTCTCGATTTCTGGTCAGGCATTTGTGACCGGAGCGAAACCAAACTGTACTATCAGCGTTCGTTGGAAGACAACCAATCCTACGGCAGAGATTTTTTCAAGAGCAATGAAGGTTCAAAAGATAGATTAAGGAAGACACATGACACTATACGATTACACATATTCAATTTCGGGTAGCTTTCCAAGTGGAAGTGTCGCTTCTGATCGACTTAGTAAAGAAATTCAGGAAAGCTCTATAACCAAAGCTCTTAGTCACATTGAAACGCTTAGCGATGATTGCAACATTTGGTTCAAGGATGTTCTTACAACCGGTTCAAACAGTGATAAAGAGGCGCTTGATAACATTGTGGCTGTTCATAGCGGGCAACCACTAACATTCAAAACTATCAACACATCTTCTCAGGGCTCAGTGGTGTTTGCACTAGAAAAAAGGCAAATCGATGATGCCCCTTTGGTCGCAATTCAGGGTCGTGTAGGTTCTGAGGTAATTTACGCCTCACATAACTTTGCCGATCCAACAACGTGGTACAATGGAAGCATTAGAGTTACAAGTGCTTCTTTGGAGCAATCAGGCTCTTTTTGGTGTTGTCCAACCTCCTCTGTTCATTGTGGTAAGCCTTGGATTGACATGTACCATGGTAAAACGTATGATGAAGAAGGTTTAGCTGAAGACCAGCAAATTTTAGCACAGGCTGGCGGTGGGGACCCTCACGGATATTCTGTCAGTATTTTTGTTACCGGCACACTAATGCAGCAACGCAAACCTTTTGCTCAGTCGGGCGGTGATTATACCATTGATTATAGGGAGGGACATGTAATCCCAACTGGTGATTGGAGTGGATTGGATGTTACAGCCAGCTTTTCGAGAATGGGTGACTCAACTTATTATCTCGAACCATTGCCAGGAAAAGTCCTAGTAATGGAAAAAGCTGAAGTTCAATTTTCGAAAGACATTGCACTAACAACAACCTTTATCATGGGTGTTGAGGGTTATGCAGCTGTATTTGCTCCACAATATATTCAAGCTAATGGCGGGCCGTTGCCAAACGATGCGAGAATAATGTTGGAGACAACTCTGTACAAAACCGTAGACCAATTGATTGATGAATCTATCATGGCTTTCCCAGAAATTCCTGTTTTGAGTAGTGGAACTCTTAGAGGGTATCAACAACCAAGACACATCTTTCAATTCCATTATGCTGCTGTTAGAAAACTTTATTCATCGCTTGGACTAAGGGTTGTCATTACCAATGAAGATGACATTCCATTCGGCGGCGAGCGAGCTACAGCAACATTTTATTGTACTTCCGAACCAGATCCAGGCGTAAATGCCGCACTCAAGGAAATGGGTTTGATTTAGTTGAACCCGGCATTTATCTCTACTTACCTTTAAGACCATTCTATTCAAAAGATGGCAAGAGGATAACATGAAAAAAAGGGCATTGGTTTTGAGTGGTGGAGGCTCAAAAGGGGCATATTCGGTAGGTGTTGTTAAAGCTTTATTTGAAGCTGGGAGACAATATGATGTGGTTGCTGGAGTTTCTGTTGGTGCCTTGATAGGAGCCAACATAGCCATGTTCTCACCCGAACAACAAGCAGAGGGTTATTCCAACCTTGAGCGAGTTTGGACCAAGGAAGTAAAAAATAATAAAAGTATTTACAAAAATTGGGCACCATGGATTCTAACATATCTCTGGTCTTTTTGGAAGAGTGGAATTTACAACATGGAACCCCTTCGAAATATTCTTGTAAAAGAAATGGATCTGGATAAGCTCAAAAATAGTGGAGTTGAATTTGAAGTGGGAGTTGTTTCATTACAATCAGGTCAGTACCACGCAGTAAACCTAACCAGCGATCCAAAGAACCTTCAGAATGCCGTTGACTGGGTTTGGGCTAGTTGCATCTTCCCAGTTTTGTTTCAGGCAGTTGAAATTGATGGTGAACAATGGGTAGATGGTGGAATGAGAAATGTCATTCCAGTTAAAAGTGCTCTGAAGTATCCCGATGTTAAGGAAATAGACATTGTTCTAACTGCACCAAGAGATGGTTATATTTCACCAGAAACTAAACACTACAAATCAGCATTAGATGTTGGTTTGCGGTCGGCAGGTTTGCTTAGTGATGAAGTTTATGCAAATGATCTTGATATGATTTGTCAAAATCATGGAGTCAAGATTAACATATATGATCCGGCTGGTTTGGTAAATGAAGATAGTTTCAAGTTTGATCCAGAAGAAATTAAGAAGTTGATTGAACAAGGCTATCAAGACACCAAAGCAAAACTAGCTAAGGAGTAGTAAATGTCAAATGGACCCTCTGTCATAATTCCACCAGGTCCGTATTTGTATGATGATCCTAGATTCATCTACAACGAACCATGTATGTTTTATGACGGCGGTTTTGACTTACAGTGTCTTATTGATCTGCAACGAGTTGTTTTACCCAAAAAGGTTGGTAAAAGTACGGGTGTTGTAGCACGTCGCAAGCCACAACTACCTCCAGAAGATTATAGAACCATCCTTGATTTCACAATCAGAGCGGAGGTTGAAAGTGTTAATGATAAGCCGGTTGAACACGAAGCCAAAGAAAAGAAATATCATCTTGAATACGACCCAATCAAGGTGGAAATCCACGAACTGAAACATCGAGCAGATGATTTTGAAGTATGGGCACACGCTCTTACTTCTTCCATAGTGGCTCCAAAGGTTTGTCCAACCGACAAAGTGAAACTCATTCCGATAAAGACAATTGTGTCTAGTTCAATGGAAGCACGCTTAAGACAATCGAAGATTCTAATTAAGGGTGAAGTAATCAACAGAAAGAATAAGAAATGACTGTTCCAAAACTCAATCTCAACCTCAACGAAGAAAATGAACTAGCTTTCAAAATTTCAATTGAGGGCTCCTCAACTGATATTGGAGCAACAAAACCACGATTCAGACTCGTTGTCTCTGAACAAGACAATGGTTGGGGAATGATCTATCCGGCTGAACAAGGTGATGACGGCAACGTGGTTGTACGGCTCCCTAGTACGGAAAACTTTTTGGAAGAGACCAACTACCGTGGAAAACTTGAAGTGATTTTAGGCAATCACTACTTCGTCCCAACCGAGGTTGATATTGAGTTCACCAGGCCATTGAAGGTTGAGGCAGTTGTCATTACAAACAAAAGTTCTACTCTTAGAGAAGAGAAAACACAAAAGGAACCTGTGCAAACGTCAGTTTCCGTGTCTACTGTTGAAGTAAGAAATCGTAAGGGAATTAAAGAAGCTACAAAGCCAGTTGAAAAACCAGTTTCACAATCTACCAATAGGTCCAGCAACAAGTCAAAAAAGAGAACCTGGGAAGATCTAACCGAAGCAGAGCAACAGAAAGTTATTGCTCATCTAAAAGAAAAGAAACTTAGAGAGCTAAAAAAACAAAAGCTTCTTGAGGAAAAGAAAAACAAGGCAAGACAACAAGCTGAGGCGAAACTTGAGGCTCGCTTCAAGGACCAGTTGAAAGATTTAATGTCAAGTAGTTTGTCAGACGAGTGATTACTTTAATCTTTTTCGACGTGATCTTATCAATTTTCGATACTGTCTCATTTTCTTGACTCGCTTTAACAACTCTTCATTTTCAAGGGCTATTCTATAGTTGAGTATCAGGTCGAATAAATCGACCCCATCGATCAATGGTCGTGTCTTCCTAAAGTGAGTCATTGTCTTTTTTGGGCATTCTTCTTGTCAATCTTCGCTTTTTGGATTTGCTTTTACTCAACACATCCTTCAAGATGCCAGAAATTATTCTCTCACATTTTTCGCTCTTATAAACATAACAAAGCTTTTCTAGTGAAATACCCTCGATAAAGATTTCAACATAGGTCCGATTTTTATTATTCATGATTACAGATCAAGAATGAGTTTCTTCTCTTCTTTCAAGTCTTTGCGCCCAGCCTTGCAGGCGTTGACGATGGTTTTCATTGTCTCTTGATCTTCTATTTCAAGAGCCAATAAGTAAATAAGATAAAGAAGCTGTCTTTGACCTGTTACGCCAAATTTCTTGATCTCTTGAACTATTTGCCGACATTCGGTTCTTTTCTGTGGTGATAGTGCAAGTTCGATGTCTGGTTTGATGTATTCAACACCCTCTTCTGCTTCATCGGCATCTGTAAGAAACTTGTCAAATCCCTCTTTTTCATTATTGGTCATTTTTGTTACCTCATAAGATACTTAAGCATGATAAAATACTGTCAGAAAGTGTAATACGGAGTTTTCACATGCCGGCCAAATCTAAAGACCAACAACGTGCAGCAGGAATTGCTCTTCAGGCTAAAAGAGACAATAAAGTTGATGAATTGCCTGATGGTGCAGCAAAAAACATGGCAAAGTCAATGTCAGAAAAAGAACTCGAAAAACTTGCAAGCACAGAAAGAAAAGGTCTTCCAAAAGATCTCCCTGAATCCGAGAACAGGGAGTGGGTTGGAATTTCCCTAGCTGAGGTCTTTAAAGAAGAAATGCTGGGAGTTTCAACCGAAGACGACGAAGAAGAACAGATCACAACTCAAAAGTCAAAAACCGAGAGACTTGAAGATAGAGAAATCGGCACAGGCAAAGACGTGGAAGACATGTGGACTTCCACTGCTGGTGGTACAAGTCCAGCATTGGCATCTCATTCAAGAGGTCCAATGAGTTCAAATACAATGGGTGCTAGAGTTGTAGAGTCAGTTGACGTTACCAGGTGGCAGCAGCTTGCTGGGATGCTCAAGGAAGCACACGATAAAGTAGCTAAACTTGAAGCTGGTGAGAAGTTCTGTCCTAAATGCAACGGTACAGGTTTGAAAGATGGTCATGGAGATGTGGACAGTCCAATGCAAACTCCGGCCATGTGTGAAGTTTGTAAAGGTAAAGGCAAACTAAAAAAGGAATCCGTGAAGGAGTCCACTCTAAAAGAAATGAGTGACGCTCAACTAAAGAGATATGTTAGACGACTTGCTCAGCATGGATGGACCTGGGAAAAGGTTGCACAACAGCTCAAAGACCAATATGGAGTAGCACCTTTTGACATCAAGAACCTTCAACCGGAATTTCAAGATGAAGCTGGGAAGGTAAAAACAGAGTCGAGCAAAAAGTCATCTAAAGTAAGAAAGCCTGTCAATGAAAATGATCTCTCTATTCTCTTCGACGAGGAGTGATAGATGAGTGTCAAATTTCTTAAAGAAAGACTGATGCGGCTTGCTGGAATAAGCGAAGATGTTGCTCCTCCTGGTGGAGGAGATAACGCTTTCAGATATCCAGGACACATGGCAATGGTTAACCAAACTCAAGAAGTTGAACGTGTTTTGAATGGTGATGAAGACACTGTTCCGTCTGACGAGCCAGAAGAATTCGAGTACGAATTATTATCACTTGATTTCGATTAGACCATCAAATCGTTCGAAGTTATCAATCTTTTGTAGGTTTTCAGACAGTACCGTCATATATTTTCCATAAACGAGTTCGCCTTCTCGTTCTTTTGCCAAGATAACTGTTCGACCCCACATCTGATTTTTGACAATAAAGTCAACTTCTTGCCATGTTGGGAGATCGCATTCATGTCTTTCGAGAATAGCAGTCAATTTCTCTGGCATGGTCAGTTTTATATCTTCTATGGTAGGCAGACTCAACATGGAGTCTTTGTTTAGAATTTTACTTAGACCAACTTCATTTATTCGATGAACAGCGCCGCAATTTGGGCATTGTGCAAAAGAAGTCTTGACGAGCGCTGACCCTTCCTCAAGTTCACTGAAGACAATAAACTTGTGAAACGGAGGCTCGTCCATTTTTCTAAATTGCGGAAGAATGCATTTGCATTCAACTAAGTGTTTGACGTATTCAGGCATAGATGATCTTTAACTATAGGAAAAGACAAAGCTTCGCTACTATAGCCAAAAGTGCAAAAGAAGCCATCAAGCCAATGGCCACCCACGACTTTTTTTTATTCAGAAGAGATAGAGTTTGTTGTTTTTTTTCTATCTTCTTTGCTTGCTCTACTCTTCTGAAGACGGCAAAGGGTTTTCTTCGTCCGTATAGCTGGAAAGCGAAGTATCCAACCCTCTCATGAAGCGATCAACGTTTCTCTGGAAACCGTCCATGATAGCCTGATCAACAATATCAAGAACACGTGCCATTGATTCTGCTTCTACCGGAGCGCCAGTACGACGAACGGTTAGCACTGTGTAATCACGTGTATGTTCTTTGATAAGTCGAACAAGGTTAAACACTTCTCTTTCGATTGCTGTTTCGAGCTTTTTTCTATCAGTCATTGCTTTATTGCCTCGTTTACCTACGATCTAATGTCTATATTTTGGATCCTCTGATATAACAATGTCCAAAATATTGATTGTCGAAGGTTCCTGGTTCAATACGTATGATATTAAGCTCACTACAGCTTGTATTGTTTTCTTACGACAAAATTGAATTAGAAAAGCGCAAGACATTTCTGCCTTGCGCTCACTCTAGCTTAGCTTGCTATTTGTTTACTGCTGGTTGCGACGTTCTTGACGACGACGCTTCCTGCTCTTCTTCTTCGTGTGTCGGTCAGCGATTGCGTGAGCAACATACGACTCAGGCTTGAGCATGCACTCAAAACCATAGGACTGTACATAACCCTTCAACTGATCAGAGAACTTTGCAGTAAACTCTTCTCGCTTGTGTGGAGGGCTTGCGTCGATGTGAATTTCGGGCGTTACCGAAATTTTCGCCTGCATTTCGAGACCGATTGAGCAGGAGCGAGCAACCTCGTCAAACATACGAAGCTTCTGAACCCCGACGGGGAACTTCGCACGAGGAACAAATTCCTTGTAATAGAAGTACAATCCACCCTTTCCTACTCTGTGGACAGAGATAACGGAAATGAACTGGAAAGCATGTCCAATCATCTGGGAATCGGTACCAACGGCGACGTTGTACTCATAATCCTTATAGGAAGGATCACGAACATAGTCACGAATGGTGTTGAACACTTCTTCCGTGCTATACTTCGTCTTTTCGCCAGGTGCTGACCACTCAGCGGCCATGATTGTTTCCGTGTTATACATTATTGGTTTCCTATTCCTTTTCTAGGTCTGGCCGTTCTGTCCCACAACGGTGACATTTCTTTGCGCTCTTCCGATTGCGTTCGCCACAATCAGAACAATCCCATTTTTGATCGTCTATTTGAACGTATCTGTTTGGTGCCCCTTTTGTTCGCACCAGGAAATTTTTCTTTACATACTGACAGTAATATCCTCGACACATATCAGGTCGATGCTCATAAATACCACACATCCCATTGTCGGGATTGAGAAATTTGCAACCAAATCGAGGACCCATCGCTTGGATTCTCATCATTGGATATGAGGTTGGTCGTGAAAAAATGGGGTGACCGTTGAAAAATCGCTCCCCAATAAGCTTGCCTTCCTCGTAATCTATAACTACGTCGCTACGTTTGTAGTTCCACCCCTTCTTATTAGCATATCGCAGGAAGGATTTAACCCATTTCTCTGTAACCGGTCCAAGAACGTGTTCTAGGTCATCCGGGTCTAGTCTGCAACATGCTGAAAACACTCCGGGAACGCCGCAACAGTTGGAAAGACAGGTTTCCATCGCCACTTCGTCAGTAAATAGCCGTCGTTCGCTCTTCGGCTTCGATTCCCACATATCTGCATGGTTGAGTGACAATACTGGAAGATAATACTTATTATCTTTCCTGGCCTCTGCTAGGTCTTCTTTGGAATATTTTTTGGGTTTCTCTTTTTCAACTTCTGAAAATGGATCTAAGTTTACTTGGTCCTTGTCCATTTCAAGGAGTTCATCAAGACTCAAAGTTTTTCTATTATCTCCTGACATGATTCTCTATACTATTTAAGTGTGAAAATGTAACTCAGGCCGGAGTAAAAAAATGTCCTCACTTAGACAAGAGTACAACAAAAGTAAAACTCGTAAAGAAAAGATTGTCTCGGAAGCCGCTGTCGGTTGGCTAGCCAACAATGTTATTTTAATCAACGAAAAGATTGACAGAACAACGGTTTCACGTTTAATCGACAGTATTCAGAAATTTGAAGATACTTTCGGTAAGTTTGCCGACAGACTTCCAACCATTGAACAGTATCTTAGCGCAGCCGAGCAAGGTTTGCAACAGGTTATCACAGGAAAAGCAAATGAGCGGAAGGCATCGGCCATGCTCAAAAAGCTCACTATTCTTTACTTTACCTTCAGCGATTTCTTTTCGAGAGATTTGCCCATTCTACTCAGAGCAAAGATTTTTGATGCGGCTAAAGAACAACCAGATGTTCGTCTTGACATGATTCGCAACAGAAATGGTGTTCAGCATGACCCATATCTTATCCGAGATGCATTTGCAAATGCATTGACTCCAACCAAAGAAGAGAAAAAGTTACTCTCGAAGATTTATCGTTCAGCACTTCTTCCTCGTTTGAATTCGCAAGAAATTGCGGGAGAATTGATGACCCTAACTTTCAATGAGTTGCAGGAATTAACACAGGTAGGAAAAGTTCCATTGGTTGCAACTCCAGAAGAAGTTCCAGGAGAGACTGCCGGTCTTCCTGGTGAAGAAATTCCTGCAACCCCAGCACCTGTTCCAGAGGGTGTTGTGGGAAAAGGTCAAGTCCTCACTGAGCAGGTTTTGAACGAAGCCGTGCAGATCCTCAGTGAGGCTAAGATAGAAGATCTGCAAGGTCAAGTCGCTGCGTTAAAGTCCTTGGTTGATTCAGCCGGTCTGACAAAACTAAGTGGAAAAGTTGATAAGTTGCAATCCGATTTACTTAGAGCTATGAATTCGGATGCATTTGCTAGCTATTGGGATGTATTAAAACAATCCGGCGGTCAGGGTGGGGCAAAGGGCGTCGCCCAGAAGCTACAAGCTTTATTTTCACAAAGCCCACAAGCAAAAGAAGTAGCCAACCTTCTTGGAAGAACAAATGCAACAATAGAACTTGTTAAAGCAATAGCAAGTGCATGGCCAAAGATCCAAGGAGCAGTTGGCAACAAGGAAACATTGACATCAGCTGATGTGGCCAATATTGAGAAGATTCTTCTAAATGCTGCGCCCAAACAAAGAAGTGGTTTAGTAGGAATGGTTGGACAAGCTTTGAACGCTTTGGTCGGAAAAGGCTCTACCGAACCTTATATTTCAGCACAGGAAGTTGTGGATGCTCTAGTAGGAGAATTGAAATGACAGCCAAGATGAATAAAAACATCAACGAACAAGAAGAAACTGGAGTTGATGCAGCTGTTGCCAGAGGTCAAGGACAAGTTCCAGCTGATAAGTTTGAAGAATTCAAGAACACAATGGCAAAGCTTTATCAGGTAACAACTGCGGTTGGAACAGCTGGTGCTGCTCCAACACAAGCAGCTGGCCAAGCACAACCACCCAAACAAGCTGGAGAGACAAAAGCAACTGGTGCCACAAGCCCAACACAAAAAAGGGGCTCGACACCTGGAGCCGGAGGTCAGCCATTGCAACAACAACTCTCACAGAGCGTCAGTCAACCTACAGCAGTTCAAGGTTTCGTCGAACTAAAGAGAGATGCATCTGACGCTGCTCTTTCTCACATAGCAAGACAGTTGGGTGTTGAAGAAGATCGACTCAAAAAACTTGCTATTGACGCAGATGTTCGTCTGTTGATTAATCCTGACCTTCTCAGGGTTCGATAAATTTTACGAAACCTGAGCTTGTCATCAACAACAACACAGCCTTTCCAGCTAACATCATTCCACTAATTGCACTGATTGTTGGAACAGTTTCTATTTTTTCTCTTTGGAGTCGTTCTGAAAAACTGTTTGTTAGTCGAATAAAGAACTGCTCAATATTGTTGTTTGTCTTGTTTGCAAACAATAAACGATCTTTTGTCCGTTCCATTTCGGCTTGCAGATTAATTGTACCATAGTTCAATATGGTTTTTACCTGCCTAAGTGAAATGTCAATCTTCACTCTTCTTTCATCGTTTTTAGTGGCAGAAGCATTGGGTAAGTGCAGCAAGACAGTATTTGAAACCAATGATCGCAGTCGTTTATCAAAAAGTTCTTGGACTTCTTCATGTAGAAAGTAAGCTTGCCGCTTTTCAAGAATAGATTTTGCTTGCGCAGAGACTGCTGCTCTTGTCTTTGAATTTTCTATTGAGCATTCTACTTCTCCAAGTCTGACCCTATCCACCAAAGGTACGTCTTCGTATTTCGTAAAAACGATTAAATCGCCTTTCATTGATGAGATGGGTAAAGTACCACATACTACAGCAATGTCATTTACAATATTTAGAGCGTCAATGTCGGATGGAATTCTGACTGGCTGAATGTCAAGCAGACCTCTTTCTTGGTTTGCTTTGAGTGTTGCGGCAACTTCTTCCGAGAATCCGTGAGCGATAATCACCATTGGTATTTTAGTTTCTAATGATTTTGTTAGGAGATGATCTATTTCAGAAACTTTCTCTACCAATCCATCAACAATCAGAACCTTACAATTCCTCCGCTCCCAATTATTGTTTTGAAGCATAAACTTGAAGGGCTTCAGCTTGAAGTTGTACCCTTCTTTTAGCTCTATAAAGAAATTGTCCTGACGTCCATTTTCGACAAATATTCTTCCTTCAAGTCCAGCAAGTTCTAATGCTTCCCAGATTGCTGAGGCCAAAACTTTGTCTAGGCCGCAAGAAGTATCAACAACCCTTCTTAGGTCTGTCAGGCTTGCAATAGCTGAGTCAGCTTCGAATTGTTTTTTACTTTGTTCAATGTAGCTATCAAAAGCGGCAAGAATCTCTTGCACGTTTTCATCAGTCATTGGCGTTTTGACAAGCTCATTGGCAAGCGTGATGCCAAACAAATAAGCTATATTCGCTCCACCGGCCGAAAGTAATTCTGACTGGTAACACGACTTGAAAAGAGTTGAAGCCAAAGCACGGGTGGTTCTGTCGTCTGGAGCTAGCTTTTTCAGGAGCTGTCCGATGAAATGATAGCTGTCTTTATCAAGTGGATAGAGGTCTTCGTGAAGGATAAAATTTATTTTTGAGTATATTGAATCAATATTGTTGATTCCTGTGGATAACTCCTTGTGGACCTGGGTTTGTTCGATAAATGTGGAATTGTTGATCATACTTAATCTGTGAAAACGCTTTAAGCGTAGAAAGTATCAAAAGGGAATGTCTGATTCAGAAAGAGACAAAAAACTCGATCAACTTCTTGAGCTTGTACGCAAGGCGCCAGCACTGAACGGTGGCTTCGACAAGCTATCGGCGGCTGTTGATAACATAAAAGAAACAAACATAAAAGTTTTGTATGAAGTGCAACTGTTGAAGAACGGTCAAGATGTCCATACAAAGAAAATTGAGGAAATGCATCAGTCATTGTATGATCCAGATGATGGGTTATATCAACGTGTTACATCGGCAATCGCCGACAATAAAATTCAAGAAAAGACCATTGCAAAAACCGAAAACAAAGTTGAGAAGTTAGAAACAAATCAGGAATCAATAGTAAAAAAAGTATCAAACATCGAAGAAAGACATGCTGCACTTGAGCGAATCGCAGGAAAAGATTTACAAGAGTTGAGAGCAACCATATCTACTAGAAAGAACATGATGAGAGCACTCTGGGTTTTCGTAACCGGAGCTATTGCAGGAATTGCAAAGTTTTTATGGGACGTATTACCTGGATTGTTTTGATTTTAGACACTTGATTGATGACTCAAAATAATTCAAGAATCTGGTGTCGTAAAAGGAGATAAAAATGAGTGACGTGAAAACAGCTGAAGAACTCAAGGAACTGTGGGCTGAGCTACGCCTTTGTGTCGAGTCGATGGAAAAAGACCTTGACAAAAACCTAAACAAGGGCAACTCTGCTGCTGGCCGACGAGTACGAGCACAATTGAGGGACCTCAAGAAAAAGTCCTCGGAGTTGATCCGTGAACTTGTTAAGCTTGACAAGACAAAGGACTGATATGGGTTTTAGGAAAGCAATATACGATGTTGAGGAAAAAGGACTAGATCCTAAAAAACCTCACAAAGAAATTGGTGACGATGGACGACTATTGTCAAAAGTTGTTCCGAACCAACCTGCTGCTGCGAATTCTTCTTCAAGCAAATCGCAAGAGGAGAAGTCCACCCAGGAGCCATCACTGGCAGTAGCAGCAACTGATCGCAAAGAGAAGGAAGTGGAGACTCCAAAAAACGAAAAAGTTTCTGTAAACATTGAGTTCACGGATGAACTTCCTCAAGCGACAAAGGAATTATCGGACGACAAACCAAATCCTAAACCTAAAAAGAGTACAACTCAGACCAGGACGAGAGCCAAAACAAATACCTCTTCACCAAAGAAGAAAACAAGAAAGAAGAAAGAAGAGGTATAAAGGAAAACTAATAAATGGCCAAGAAAACATTCGTACTTGACACAAACATTCTCTTAGCCGACCCAAACGCAATATTTTCGTTTCAAGATAATGAAATTATCTTACCTTTTGTTGTTCTGGAAGAACTTGATAGACATAAAAGCAACCAAGGAGAAATCGGTCTCAATGCTCGTGAGGTGAGCAGACAGCTTCATGACCTTCTAAAAGTTGCCGAAAGGCAAACAATGAAGCGGGGGATTTCTCTCCCAAACGGTGGCAAACTTAAGGTTGTTTCTTCGTCTGGATTTATCAGTGAGTTGAATGAAGAACTCGGAGTTGACAAAGCTGATAATCATATACTGGCAGTATGCATTGGTGTAAAGAAATCTATTCTGGTAACCAATGACATGCTTTTGCGTGTAAAAGCAGACGCATACGGTATTCCAAATCAAGATTATCGCAAAAATGCGGTTGCTGATAGCATAGAGCATATGTACTCTGGCGTCAGAGAACTTGTGGTTCCAAAAGAAACTCTTGGAGAACTTTGGACCAAACAAAGAGATCGACAATTTCTAGCAGAATTTGTCAATAGCGAACTCGAAGGGCTACATCCGAATGAGTTTGTTCATGTTAGAAACGGCGGTTCCAATAAACCATTCCTTGTTAGAAAACAAGATGGAAACGTAAGATTCGTTCCAGAGGAATATGAACTGCCGAAAGTGAAACCAAGAAATCTAGAGCAAAGACTGGCTATGGATTTGTTGATGGATGAGTCTATTAATCTTGTTACAATCGTAGGAAAAGCTGGTACAGGTAAAACATTACTTGCCCTTGCCGCAGGACTTGAACAAGTTGTAGAGAAAAAGAAATATAAGTCACTACTTGTATGCAGACCTGTCCAACCTCTTGGAAAGGATATCGGCTTCCTTCCTGGCTCCAAAGAAGAAAAGATGGAACCATGGATTGCTCCCATCAAAGATAACCTTCGTTTTCTACTAACAAGTGATGGAAGAAAGTCAAAGAATAGCGACATCAGCTTGAATTATTACTTCGACAGAGGTTTGATTGAAGTTGAAGCTATGACATACATCAGAGGCCGATCAATTGCTGATGCCTACATGATTATTGATGAAGCTCAGAACCTTTCAGCTCATGAGTTGAAAACTATTATTACTCGTGTAGGAGAAGGTACAAAGATCGTTCTAACTGGTGACGTTGAACAGATTGACAACATGTACGTTGATTCTGTTTCAAACGGACTTGCTGTTGCAGTTGAAAGATTCAAAGAACATGACATTGCTGGTCACATTACCCTAAAGAAGGGTGAGAGAAGCAAGTTGGCTACTCTTGGTTCTAAGATTCTCTAAACTTCAACTATACGCAAATAACCTTATATATTGAGATATTTGCGACGAACAATATTCTTATTCATTAGAGCAAGCTCCGATTATGCCGTATCAATTATGGATATCGGAGCCCTCTAAATGATAGAGCGGTTCTAATTAGCTGAAGTGGCAGACGAAAGCAATAAATACGGTAATAACCGAAATCTGTGGCGCAAGGTGTATGGCTTTAAGAGACGAAAGCCAGAAACGACCCAACTTGTTGATTCAAACACGGGCGTTACATTTTCCTTTGATCTTCAACAAACCCTACGTCACAGGGATTTCTTTATCATTCGCTCCTCGGCAACAGCTTCAGTTGTTGTTCCGCCAGAAATTATTTTTGCGGAATATGATGAAGGGCTTGTTTCTTTTAACAACACTGACACAGCTTTAACTGCATTTTCATTTTGTTTCTCAAACACTCCAGATGCCGTGGTTCTTTCTGTTGAACCTGGTTCGAATTTTGATGACAACATCATTCCATATGGAGTTACGTTCAACTCTTGTTCAATGAGTATTGGCTTGTCAGCCCCTTATAGCGGAGCAGTTAGATATAGAGCCGTTTATTCATCAACGGGATATCCAGCCACAGTTAGTAGTTCATTTGAACCATCATCTGGTGTTTTTCAAGTGGCAGCCGGACACATTACTGCATCTTTTGATACAGAATATACAGCAAGCTTTCCAAATGGGGGAATATTCAACTTTTTCGCTGAAACACCTTGGGATTTCTTTGGTAACTTTGATAATGATGTATTTATTTCCGAAGATGGAACACTCTTTACAGTTAGCAGCGGAACAGTGTCGGGTTCAATTTCAGCACCACTTACTAATCCAATATATTTCATAGCATTCTTCCAGTGAAATATTTACCTTCAGTCAAGGAATGAGATAATGGCAAAAGATTTTCGAGCAAGCCAAATACAAACAACACAGATTATTGCTTCTGGGTCCTCTGGCACCAATGCAAGAATTGTTGTTTATCCCGTTGAAAAGCAATCAGGCGTTGCTCCCAATCAGGGAATTATTGATCCGACTAAGTTTGGCACTGGCTCTATTGGAACCGATATCTTTGTCTATGTCTCTGGTGGTATTAATGAAAGAAGTACCAGTAACAACTCCATCACTGTGTTTGGTGGTGATGTTCACATCTCTGGTAACCTAACTTCAGATCAACAAATCTTTGGAGAAGGAAGTCTTTTTAGACTTGAAGTTGTTGACTTTGCTACCACCGAACAAACCGGTTCCAATCCAGAAGTTGTCGGACAGGTTATCTTCCCAGCTACCGAATTTACCGGTAGCTCTCTAACCCTAAGAGCAATTCTTTCAAACACAGAAGTGTCTGGTGTTGCAGCAATCAAGTTGTTTAACTTGACCGATCTCGCCTTCGTTGAAATTGCTGGGCCTTCTCAAGAAGAGTTATCTGTTACTGGTTCAACTCCAACACTTGTTGAATCTGTCAATCTTATAAGTGCATCAGGGTTCAACACCTCTTCAGTAGGTCTGTATGAACTTCATTTGTTTTCAAGCACCGGTTCCAATACTGCACAAGTTGGCGGTGGTGAACTTAGACCGTCTGGCTCTTTCAGTGGTTTGACAATTATATCAAGCAGCACTGTCATTATCTCCGGTACCTGGGTAGATGACAATAACAGACTTAGAACTACCGCATCGGTCGCCATAGATAGCGATGGAAATTTTGCCAATGAAATTGGCTCAAACGTCTATTTCTATGTTTCTGGAACGATCAACTCTTGGACCACAGCTTCATTTTTGCCAGAAAAAAACCACGCTGTTTTTGGAGGTGATGTCAGGGTAAGCGGTTCTTTCGTCGGTGGTGGTAACAATGAAATCTTCGATGATTGGCCTGGAGGTTCTACTGGAAGCAATACACAGTTCAATTTTATTGCTGGTGGTCAGAACAACATCATCACGCCGTTTACAAACGGACAAGAAAGTCTCGGTTCTGGTCAGACAAATAGAAATTTCATTGGTGCTGGACTTGGTAACAGCATAACACAATCAAATAATTCTGGCATTGTCACAGGAAGACACAACCAGATCGGTGAAGGAATTCTTTCTGGAGCCTTTATTGGAGGAGGAACCGGAAACGCAGTAGGGGCAAATGATGCTGCGGTTGTGGCTGGTTGGGAGAACTCGGCTCAGGGTGACAGATCGTTTATTGGTGCCGGATTTAACAACTTTGCAAGCGCTGAAGATTCTGCTTGTGGTTGGAGGTGAACAGAATGGTATCGCAGTTGGAGCACGATATTCTGCCATAGTTGCTGGTTTTGGAAACAACATAACAAACGATGAAGTTGCAAGCTTTATCGGTGCTGGTCAATTCAATACTGTAGACGGCGATCAATCAGCTATCGTTGCTGGTTATAATAACAACATCGACAACGACGCTCAGAATTCGTTCATAGGCGCCGGACAGAACAACAACATGAACAATGTTGGTGTAAGTCGTTGGCAAGCTATTTTGGTTGGTTCGGGCAATCAGATTCAAGGATTTTCTAATGAGGCCACCAACTATTCAGTCATTCTTGGTGGTCAATCCAATACCGTTCGTGTAAGTTCGGCACTTGTTTATGGTGACAACCTTACTCTGCAAAATCCGGGAGATGCTTACACGGTCATTTTTGGAAGTTCTGCAACTGGCACAACCTCATATCGCTTTGTTGTTTCGGCTTCCAGAGGAGCAGTGTTTCACGGAGGACTTTCTGGTTCTCTCACAACGCTAACTGATGGATCACCTTATCTTATTGCTGGTACAAACATTACTCTTGCAACCGGCGCCAATGGAGCAGTAACAATCACTTCCACGGGTGGTGGTGGTGGTGGAGATTCATTCTTCTTCAGTCCAACAACTGGTTCAGTCGTTACAACAGGTTCTCTTAATGTTAGTGGAAGTTTGATAGCTGGTAAGAGTGGTTCAATCAACCCTCAAGTAAACAGCGTAATGCGTGGTTCGGCAATTATTGCTGTGGCTGGTGTTACTGCAAGTATTTCTTCTTCCGAGGCTTTAGGACAAGCAAGAGGCTATGCCTCAGCAATCGTTGCAGGTGAAGACGTATCAATCAACGATGCTGCAACTTCAGCTATCGTTGCATCATACGCAAGCAAAATAAGACTTACTGACACAGTCAATTTATTTAGAACTAATCAAGCAGCGATTGTAGGTGGTTTCTTTGCTGATATCAATGATGCTGCAAACTCGGTAATCGTTGGTGGTACCTATAATACCATGTCCGGAACACTCTTTGAGAATTCTGGTATGGGTATTTTTGCAGGAACAAGAAACGGTGTTTCTCATTCGGCATACTCTGCGATTGTTGGAGGCTGGGGCAACTCGGTTAGAAAGACAGAACAGTCGGCACTTCTCGGAGGTTTGGATAACGTACTGAGAGGCCGTGAAGCGCAAGTTCAGTTCAATGCTGCTATCGTTGGTGGTGAACAAAACTATGTAGGAACCTACATTGAATCCAACGGAAATCAGACCGGCCAATCAAGCTGGTCTGTGGTTGCAGGTGGTTTCAACAACCAAATAAGAAACGGTTGGTCTTCGTTTATTGGTGGCGGCGAAAATAACGAAATTTTTGGACCTGGTAACGCACTAGAAGGTGGAGATGCAATCATCGCAGGTGACGGCAACATCATTGCAAGTTCAAGCTATTCAGTTGTTCTAGGAAGCTTTGGCTCCACTCTCAGATCGTCAGATCGTTCAGTTATCATTGGTGGAAATACCAACACCATCAGCGGTACCAATCAAATCAGAAACGTTGTTATTGGTTCCAACTGGACAGTTGCTAACGAAGACAACGTCTACACTTTTGGTGATGCCACAACTGCTACTGCCCGAGTCCTTATTTCAGGTTCTGGTGGGGTAAGAGTAACTGGTCAAACCGTGTTTGCAAGCGGTTTGTCTGGTTCATTGACCAGACTTGCAAATGGTTCTCCTTATCTCGTAGCAGGTTCAAACATTACACTTACCACTGGTTCCGGTGGAGAAATTACAATCGCTTCTGCTGGCGGTGGCGGCTCAGATGCTGATTGGGTTGATGGAGGAGGTCAAATTAGAACCACGTCCTCTGTCGCAGTCTCAAGCCTGTCGGAGTTTGCGACAAACAGGGGAGTTGATGTTTATTTCTTCGTGTCTGGAACCTTCGGATCAGGTTCGGCCACTGATAGAGTTGCAGTGTTTGGTGGTGATGTAAGAATTTCAGGAACTCTTGCTGTTGGAACTGGTTCTGTCTTCATTAAAGATGATTCTATCTTCTTTGGCTCGGCTTCTATTAGAAACGTTGGTGGTCAACTTCAATTCTTTGACAACAACAATCTAACTGGACAAACATTACAAGAACTTGCATCTGGTAGCGGTGGCGGCGGGGGAACAACGTCACTACAACAAGCTTATAACTTAGACAACGTTATTGTAACAAACGTTAGCAGTGGTTCATTTACACTGTCAGCTAATGACGATACTCATTCACCACTTGTTATTAGTGCCAGCACTCATACGACGAGTGATCCTCCAATTTTTGATATAAGGACTGGAACGGGAAGTCCTCAAGTATTCCGAATTATTGATACGGCCAACAAAGAGTTTATGACCATTGAAAAGGTCGGAAATTTTGACAGCCGTATCAACATGAGATCGGAAGGTTCTTTTGGGATCTCATACGGTTGGTTAAACAACACAAGTGCCGGAATTGGTCTAAATTCCGATGCTATTAGATTCCAAAACTCAAATGGCAACTCTTTTGAATTTGTTGGAACAAACGGCGTCACATTGATGACGTTGACACCGCAAGCCAGTTTCCCAGCCTCCCAAATTAGCACTCAAGTAAGATTTATACAAGGCGCCGAAATGCAGATTACCGGTGTTCTTGGTGTGACAGATACCATTCAAGCTCGTGGTGGTCTTGTTGTAGATCCTGGTGCAAATGTCACTGAAACAACCTATGGTTCTGACATCATCATGGTGGTTTCTGGTGCTGTTGGCGGAAAAGGAACTACTGCAAATTCTACAGCTTTGTTCCTTGGAGATGTTCACATTTCTGGAAACCTTTCTGTGAATGGGACGGCACCGGGAGGTGGTAGTTCGTTCTTCTTCTCAGACACGGTTGGGGTTGTTGAACAAAGTGGTTCTCTTGAAATGTCAGGTTCCGGACTTTTTAAGTCCGGGTTGACTGGTGCTCTAAATGTTCTTCCGGACGGTTCTCCATATCTTGTCGCTGGCACTAACGTTACTTTGTCTACTGGTTCTAATGGTGCTGTTACCATCAACTCTACAGGGGGAGGCGGAAGTGGTACAACGTCTACCGGTTCTGTTATTGCTTTTGGTATTACAGATTACGCAACTACCAACAGTACATCATCGAATCCACAAGCAATTGGTCAGCTAATCTTTGATCCGACGGAGTATACCGGTTCCATTACTCTTAGAACCGTTCTGGCGACAACCACTGGTTCTGTAACGGCTTCCGTCAGGTTGTTCAACGTAACTTCAGGGTCCCTTGTTCACATTGGAGGTGTTGGTGTTACTGAACTTGAAACAACCAACGAGACACCAACAATCGTTGAATCTGTAAACCTTCGAAATGCAACCAATTTTAGTAATACTAGGGCAATCTATGAGCTTCAATCATTCATCACCACAGGTTCACAGACTGCATTTGTTGGTGCCGCTGAGTTTAGACTAACTGGTTCAGCAACCGTTCCTCCAACAAGATTAAGTCTTGGTTCTTATACGCTTTCCACTGCCACGTCTTCAAATCCACAAGCAGTTGGAGGTGGATACTTTGTACCATCCGAACACAATATCAACTCTTCAGTGTTTAGAGCAATATTGTCAACAACAACTGCTTCTAACACTGCCTTTGTTCAGCTTTACAACATAACCTCTGGTGCTCTTGTTCATGTTGGAGGAGCCGGCATTACCGAACTAAGTTCTTCTGCCACCTCTCCAACAACTGTTGAATCTGTTGATTTGTTTACAGCAACTAACTTCAACCCAAGCTCTGCTGCAATTTACGAAGTAAGAGTTTATGGAAGTGGTTCTGCATCTCCGGCAACAACCATAATCAACTCAGAATTGGTGTGCTTCTAATGGCTGGATTAACCGTACTACCACCCTATCCAAACTCAGGTTCAAGCAATCCTGATAGGAATAGAAATATTCATGCTGAAATGGTGAAAGTTTTAGATGCTGCACCGGGTTGGCAGCGTATTGCTTCGAACTATGGTTCAGGCGGCACAGGTCTAGAAGCTACAGGACAAGCCAATCCATCAGGTGAACAAGCTTGGGCAGTATGGAGAAATGTATCTGGAACAGTTGCACATGATGTTGCTATCAAATGGTCTTGGAGCAGTTTCTATTCGGCAGGTCAATTTGGGGGCGGGTCTTCTAACTGGGGCGTTGGCCTAACAGTTGCATTTCATAGTTCAAGCCAAGCTTGGAATGGTACTACAAGTAATAATGGAACTGACACATTCCCGTCTGGTCAGCCTTGGAAATCAGGTTCGCTAATCTTTCCAAGACAAAATGCCTCAGGAGGCATTCACCAAACCGAAGGTGACCGAGAGTATATGGGACTGTTTTCGTTATCTTTGGCACAGGGTAATATGATTTCTGCCGTTGATAATGACAACATCTTTTTTGCATATAATGATACAAACGTTTCTAACTCTGCTGGAAGCCATGAAACAATTTTTTATTTTGGCAGATATGTTCCAGAATCAGGTTCAAACGTAACTTTTCCTTACATCTATTTTTGCGAAGAAGCTTCAGCATCACCAGGTAACATGTTTGTGCCTCTTTATTCCTATGGTGGTCTAACTGAAGCGGATAATAGAAATCATGGACTAAGCTTCTCTTCTTCTTCCATACCTGATGTAACAAACTACATTTTATCATATGATTTAACAACAACCTCAAATAGTGGAACACTTTTATTGTCAAGCGGAAGTGAATTGCAAGAACATCCGATTTATATTCTAAGATATGAAACTTTATCAACAAATCCGGGTATTAACAATGTTGGAACAATTGGAAGATTGGATTTCGTTAGAGCTACACGTGCTACAGATATTGCAAACCTTGATAGGGTAGACAACGATTCTAAGTTGATCTTATCAAGATCCTGGGTTGTGCAACCGGCAAATTCTTATCCTTCGTTCATTACTATTCCATGGGTATCTGGCACCCTCATGCCAACCGGATCTTCTACAAATAAAACATCTAATTTTGTTTTGCCGGTGACGGGCGGAACTACCGGCACAACTCTAGTTGCTCTTTACAGAGGAGAAAACCCTCCTGGAACATTCGTGTATTCCGAGGGAACTCCACCTGCTGGAGCTAGTAATGTAATCATTGTTGGTTTCGTATAATACCGAAAGGAAATGAACTGAGTTCTATTTAGTCTTAGCGGAGGTGTAACCAAATGGCAGGCGATAAAATCATAACACCAGATATTTTCGTACTCTCTAGAACAGAAGATACGAATTCTAATGCATACAGTCATCTGCAAGGTGTTTTCAAAGCTTGTTGGGATCACCTAAAGTATTTGGAGACGCTTGGCATTACTACAGAAATTGCCAGGAACCATGGAACAGCAGTCAATGCTCGTGGGCCAGGAACAGGTTGGTGGGATGAACCAACACGATTTGGATTCAATGGTTGGTCGTGCTTCCGCTGGAACTCCAATTCTAACCGTTCCTGGGAATGGTATATGTTTATACAAAACTGCGACATTAATGGTCCCGCAAGTCCAGGATTACCCGGATATACCATTCCTGGTTTAGGAAACTCTCGTGGTTTTTGTGTTGCTGCCGCAATAACACTATCCGGTTCAGTTACAGGAAACCCTTGGGGAGGAACAACTGGTTCGCTTGGTTCGGACACAAAAGGAAGCCCTGTATGGGTGTCAGCATCAAATGATTACAAATTATTTGTGTTTCCAGAAGCAAATGGTGCAAGTGGTGTATTGGGCGATGGCAGAACTAGTACCAATCGAGAAGGATTGACTGGTGATTTTGATTTTGGTGGAAACAGTTCACATAGACGTGTAAGTTTTATTTCTGATAATGACTCATTCATCTATCTTAGAAACAATGATGAATCCAATTATAGTTTTGGTTATCTGGGTTTATATGAGCCATTTTCTAAGAAAAATGCAAACGGGATAGAAGATAACGATACTCCAAATTTTGTTGGATATTGGAACTGGTCGCTTGGTACTCCTTGGGAGTCATCCCTTGATGTTGGAAGCTTGACGGTAAATGCTGGCGATAATGAACAGGGTGCTTGTATCCTACCACATGAAACGGACTCTCAAATGCGAGGAATTAGATTGTTGACCATACCCGATCCTACAATAGATGATGTACACCAAATGAAATACGGTGGTAGACTCTTGAATCCAACCATACCGGTTCATGATGCTACCTTCTCACTACGCTCGGCTGGTGTTTTCGAATCATCTCCATTGTATCAGGGAACTGTTGGAAGATTTGATCCCTCTATGATGCAAATTGTCAATGGTGCTCCAACACATGCAAGACTTACTGGGATAAGTTGGCCTAAAATAGTGATTACTCCTCAACATAATGATGCAAATGAAGTCAATTCATTTGCATTAACTTGGCACCCCGATGCTCCTTTTCTTGAGAAGCGTGACAGATTTGGTGAACTAAGAAGATACGTTGTAACGAGCAGTACATAAAATGAGCGGAACTATTAGAGCAAAATTAGATGGTTGGTTTTGGGGCGGGACCGATGATGACAATGGTCGAGCTTGTTTCAAGTTTACTTGGGACCACCTCAAAGAATTGGAAGCTGTTGGTGTTGTTACTGAAATTGCCAGAAACAATGGAACTGGTGCATCTAGCGGTAGCACTGGTTGGTGGAATGAGTCTAATGCGTTTGGGTTAGATGCCTGGACAGTTTTCCGCTGGAATTCCAATTCTAATCGTTCTTGGGAATGGTACTTTTATATGCAAGCAGCCAGCAGCTATACTGCCGGTGTAGGTGCTCCGGCTTTAGTTCAGGCAGGAACGTCTATCGATGGTTTATCAATGGCCGTAGCTGTGTCGGTCAATACTTCTTCTGGAGTAACCTCAAATCCCTGGGGAGGTACAACTGGTTCACTTGGTGCCGACACAAAAGGAAATCCAGTTTGGATCACTGGTTCAGTTGGCGATACACTGTTTGTGTTTCCTAGATCAAACAGTTTGAGTGGTTCACATGTTGCATCAAAACAAAATTTATGGAGTGCTCAAAGCGAAGCTGACAACATGCGAATGCATGTTATTACTGATGATGATTCATTTTTAGGCATTTTTGGTGATAATGATACAATATCAGACTACAGCAGATATTGGATGTCATTCATTGGACCTTATACACCCAGCCCAATACTTTCCTCCAGCGTCAAAACGCCACTGATGGTTATTTCATCCAAAGATGATGCAAACGGACTGTTCGATCCTAATGATGAATATGGTGGCACAGCTGGAAACAGTAACAATTGTGGAGGTGGAATTATAGCTGCTGATGGTGAATCGGTAAGAAATCTTAGAGTAGATTATTTGAGGCCAACCATGGGTTTGGGACTTAGCTCAGACCAATGGGGCTCGGAAATTCATGGTCATATTTCAGGTTCTTCAACTGGTGACATGAAGCACAATCAACAGGATATATTCTTGTTTGTCAACACTACCGAAGCAGCCTATCAAGGCTATGTTGGTCTTTTGAATAATCAGCTAATTAAGGTTGTTCGTTATTCTCATTTAACCCGCAAAACACCAGATGGGTCAAAGATAACTTTCAACACCAATCGAAACTGGATTTCATCCGGGGATGAAAGCGTTGTTTTGGTTCCTTGGACAGGGTCTGTTGATGTGGGTAAAAATTTGGGAATCCGTGATGGAGTATTTAGTGGGAGCATTGGATAATGGCTGATTACGAAGGAATAGACACGACAGATTATGAAGAAGAGACATTCCAAGCGTACTCTTTCGAACCAATGCTTTTACAAAAGCGTGAAGTTTGGGTTGCGGCCGAGACTGCTAGAAGTCCTACTATTACAATAACAGGAACTAACATTGTTCCAATTTATCGTGGTACCATTGGTAACACTTTTGTGTTCAATGTCGGAAGTCCACCCGCTGGTGCAATCAACATAGTAATAATAGGCGAAACAGTACAATAGAGGTAAAATGGCTGGAACGATCAAAGGAAGATTGCTTGTAACATTATCAAGTAGTGGAGGATCTACAGATCGCAAAAACATAGCTTTGTTCTATCGTTCTGTTTACGATTTTTTAAAAGTGCAGGTAGAACCTGAAGGTTATGTTACTGAAATTGCAGGGTATGGAAGTAATACCGATCCAATTGGTCCTGGTGCCTTTTCTGTTTGGAGATGGAATACTAGTTCATTGAGAAATTGGGAATGGTATATGTTGATACAAATGACTTCAGGCTCAACAGTACCAGCCAATGCTTTGCCGGTTACAATTGAAGGTGGGTCATCAACATTCAACAATATGGGATTTGCTGCCGCCGTTGGTATCAATCATGTTTCAGGTACTTATTCTTTTTTCAATCCTTGGAACGGCACTACCGGTTCATTTACTTCAGATAGTAAAGGAAATCCGGTTTGGGGTACCACTGCTTCGAATCCGGGTTCTGATGTTCATTTGGCGGTTTTGCCCCGAAGTAATGTGAGTGAAAGTCGTATCGGAAACACAAGAGGTCCAGCAAGTGCCTGGACCGAACAATCAGATTTGTCTGGTTTTACAAGCGGCTTCTCGGGTCAATATGGTAATGGCTTATTATTAAACATGTGGGCAGATGAGGATAGTTTTCTGGTCGTTATCAAAGATGATGACTCCCATGATCATGGTCACATGTATATTGGACCATACAGGCCAATTCCAAGTCTTTCAGCTTCCATTCCAGCACCACTAATAATGTATCGACGCTTTTGGAATGGAAATGAGGATTTGTTTGATTTCGATTCTGGTCAATGGCTAAATGAGGGAATTGGAGGTGCAATTACTGTATTTCCAATGACCAATACTTTGTCAAGTTCTGAACTTTTCTTGCCCACTTGTGGAGTAATGGTGTCATATCCTCCGTTGTTTGGAACCATATTGCCAAACAGACAAGCACAAATTGCATTAGCAACCACTTCAAGCTTTTATGATGCAGTGCCAATTTTTATTCATAGATGGGAAAGACCCCTGGGTATTGTTGGCATGTTCAGCAGTTCACTTCTTCGATTAATTTCAGGAGTTGGAGGAGATACATTCCGTTATGCTACTAGCAATAGCGGTTCCAGTGAACTAAGAAGAGCATTTTTTCCTGTTGATAACACAGTGGAGGCTGCTGGAACTTATTCAGTTCCTTGGTCAGGTTCACTTCAGCCAAACACAGGTTCTGGTATTTTTCCTGATATTTCTGGCGGATTTCGTTTCTAAAATTCAATGTTGAAGTTGATAAACGGATCTTGTCTGGGTCCAGTCATCATCATGATGACGTAGTCTCTATCTTCGTCAGTGATAAAACCTCTTTGACCATTGTTGTGAGGGAACATAATCGATTCGATTTCTCCATCATGATGAAGGCCCAAAGCATGGCCCAGTTCGTGGATTGTTGTACTCAAAACTCTTTCATTTGGAATGTCAGTGTGAAGTCGAATTGTTCCTCTAACAATAGCCATTTGAATACCAAAAACATCAGTTCTAAAGAATCTTCTGGCTAAGCCATATATTTGATGGTCACATTCATTCCTTGGCAAAGGTTCTTCATTTACAGATACGGTGCCTTCCTCTTCTGATGCGTGACCTTCCTCATAGGAAAAGACTTCTAGACCAGTGGTTTGATTCCAAGCTAGAATTGCTTGTCTGACCACCTCTTTTCTTTCTTCCCTCATGCTTGGATCGACAACAACTCTGATTGGAAAAGCATTTTGATCCCACATAACCAGCGAGCCAAATTCATTTTGAACTGAATTGGGTGCGTCTGAACTTGGTATGTCGCTTCCCTGTGTACAATTGTTTGTTCTTATCTGGATGTGACTAGGTGAGCAACTCACAATCAACAAAACAAAAATTAGGGCAAGCTTTTTCAACATATTGTTAAATATTGGAACTCTACTTAAGAAGGACAATGACCTCCAAGAATAAAAAAAGTAATTGGCAATCATCAACAGAAAAGTTTGAAAATGAGGCCATAAGACATGAATCTAGTCTTGAAGAAGCTGGCTATTGGGGACAAGGAAGCTCCGTTGATGGTTCGGCAACTTTCAGAGGCGGCCCATTCGGTTTTGGGGGTGTCAACCAGTTGGCAGCTGGCTTGTCCGAACCAGTCAAAAAGTTAAAAAAGGATCAAGACAAAGAAGCTGTTTACAACATTGCCAGGCAACAGCGAATAAATCGAGGTTACCCTGCCCCACAATCAACTTCAGGTTTTCCAGGTGGCGAATCTAACTCTGGAATTCGTTCAGGTGCTAGAGTTCCAAATGGTCTAAGCAGATTTGCATTGACCGTAGACGAATTAGAATCCTTTACAGACCGTGAGCCTGAAGAACAATATTTTGGATACGATGACTCAGAAGAAGAAAATCTGAAAGAACAAGGCGCAGGTGCAGGCTGGCAAGGCCCACAGAGAGGTGTTGCTTCCGATCAAAATTATAGAGATCTGCCTGGATGGCCCAGACTCAACTCAATTGAAAAGCAAGGAAACTATGTTCCAGAAATTGAGGGTGATGAAGATGGAGACGGCGAAGAAGATGAATACCTGTCCGATTCAGAATATGTAAACGACGTTTTACGACTGAACGGAATCAGTATCAAGCCAGGTCACATGAAAAAACTTTTCGGTCAAGCAGAACTTGAAGAGTCTGTGTTGTATGAAAGAACACTTTACCACGGAACTTCAAACGAACATCTGGACAGCATCAAAAATTATGGACTCTCAGGGGAACTCGGAGACTTTGTAAAGGATGCTTATGGAATAAATTTAGATGAAGAAGAGTGGGAAGATCGACTTGAGGGAATAACGTTTGCTGCCGATCGTTCCAACATTGGAGCAGCGGTGGGAGCTATGCGATATCATGTTGGTAAAAAGCTGAACAAAAGTCTTTCAGAAGTAGATGAAGAAGACTTACGTCAACATGGAATGCTTGTGATTATTCGAGACGTTGACGAATCAAGAAAGATCAAGTACCCTGAAGATGTTGAAGAGGGTGAATGGTACCACAGACCAAAGGATGACCAGGACTATTATGGTGCTTATCCAATGTCGGTAGAACCTGGTGATTGGTTTGTCAAAGGTGGTTCACACGTGGATGATGTTCTCACCGGAAATAAACTAATCCAGTTTCTTCGTCGAGTTGGAGGACTGGAACACATTCCTTCAGACGAACGTCGAAAACTGATTAAGTTGGCCGTTGCATATCACGGTCCAAAAGAAAGAGAAAGAATTGTTCAAAAGGTAATGTCGTTGCCTGAGAGAGAACTTAGACAACAACTTAGAAACTATGAGCAAATGGCTGGAGATACATTAGAACAACAGCGCAAGGAACGATACGGGGGAGATTCACAAAAACAACGAGGTCGTCAACTTTCTTTCGATTTTGGAGAGTCAAAGCGATACAGTCTCAAAAAGCTTTTTGCTGAAGCGTATGTCGCACCACCTTATGGACCCGAACCTGACAGGGGCACAGAACATTATAAGCGTGGTTATTGGGAGGAGACTCCACAAGGTGATGATTGGTTAATTGATCCACAGGATTTCTCTGGTGGACATGCAGATATGCCAGCTGCCGAACATAGTCCAGGCAGACAAGCTTACGGACAGATTGGTTCTCCTAAAGATTTTGTTCCTGAAGATTGGGAACAGCGTCATCCAAAAACAAAAGAGGAACCAATGGAGCCAAATGAGTTAGAAAAAATCATTGAAATGCTCGTAAGAGAAGAAATTGAAGAAGCTTACACAGGTGTCAATGACGACACAGGACGTGGCGAACCGAAAGGTGGTAGCGCAGCTTTTCAAGCTAGCCGCAAAAAAGTTCTTGCTTATGACGAGAAACACAAACCCGAAGGAATTGAGGACTAGAAAATTATCATATGGACGAATAAAAAGTTAATCGTCCCCTGTTGACACGGTTCTGGTCGTGTTTACCTTACAGCTGTCATCAACAGATGACAAAAGATTTATTGGAGGAAACACTATGGGACTTTTAGCAAAAAGAAACTACAACCCACTTCTTAGAGAGTTTGGTGAAATCGATAGTCTTCTTGACGACTTTTTCAGGGACCCTTGGGGATCATCACTAACTCGATCACCTTGGGGTAGTTCACGATTTGCAAATGTTGCTCGTTATCCTATTCGATCACAAAAAACCGAAGATGGAACAGTGAGAGTTGAGTTTGACGTTCCAGGTGCGGATAAAGACAACATGGAAATTCACTACGATGAAGAATCTAGCATTCTCTCTGTTTCTTCAAAGATAGAAGAAAAGTCCGAGGAAGGCAAGGCAAGCTCACGTCGTGCATTCAACTATCAGTTGACTGTATATGATTTGGACTCAGATACAATAGAGGCAACTTGTGACAAGGGTGTATTAACCATTATAGGCAGACCAATAGAAAAGCAGTTGTCAAGAAAACGAATCGAGATTAAGTGATAAAGTGATAAACAAAAAACCTCCGAAAGGAGGTTTTTTCATTTAAGACCAAGAACAGCCTTTTCTTCTTTTGTTAGCTTGGAAAGGGCACTCTTTGTCAAAGCTTCTCTTTTTTCTTTGTCGGCTTTGACTTTGGCCAAACGTTCTTCCTCGGCCTTTTCCCTGGCTTGCTTTTCAGCCTTTGTTTCTACTTCGCTAAGCCTGTTTATCCAAAACCCTAGATTTCCATCAGCTTTCATCTTTTTGAGCTTTTTATAGACTGATTGTTCTACATCCTTTACAAAGGGTTCTCCGCATGGTCTTGAATAGCATTCAGGAACCCTTCCTGATGGATTTCTTTCCTTTTCTCGTGCCCAATATTGTTCAATGAATGCCTTGGCATCTTCTACAGAGAGATGAACACTATATCCATCTGGTCTGCAACCCCAACCAGCTTCGGATTCTAGCCATTCTTGAAGTACGACAGGAAGTGTGGTCATATTGTCCTCCTACTTCCAGTTTAGCTTTACCAGTCTGGTCTGTAAACCACAAAAAACCAGTTCTTAAATTCTTTGACCGTTGCTTCAACGAAGATATATTCATCGCAAAGAACTTTAAATCGATAATGATCTCTGCCTCGTCTTGATGGTTGTATTTCCAAAAACATCATTATTTCATTTTTGTATAGAACAGTTTCTCTTCCTGAACTTGTTTCAACTCCAATCAAATCGTTTGAAGTTTGCAAGAGGGCACCGGGATGTAATAGAAATGGGTCGTACATAGGCAAGATAAAACAATCCACAAAATATAACTATTTCTTGAGCGTGGAACAGATTATATATCCATACGAGCAATAAATTGAGACCTCCGTTTCTCAAACTATTGTAGACTACATTAGGAGCAATATGGACGACTGGGAAAAAAATTATTGGGCGCAAAAAGCGCAACAGCTCCAAACTAAGCCGCAAGACTTGCCACATTACGAACCTGTGCATGTGACACAAGATAGACAACGTGCTCATCAGCCAGGTGATCAGTGGCGAGAAATTGATCCTCTTACAGCCATGTATACCAATCAACAGGGTATGGCTTCTAGAGGAATGGGACCACAATCGCAAGTGGTTCAATTGCGTGAAGGGGCACTTTATTACAGAAAAGTAGATGCACAAGCGTTTGGAAACACAACTCCGATGGTAAGAAGCTGTGGACCGGCTGTTGGAGTAAATGGTAAAGAATTTGAAATGCGTCAAGAGTGTCAGTGTTATCTCATTGACAATCTTGAAGTTGTTGATTTGGGCAATGTCAACCCGAATAAAATGCTAAGACTGGTTGAAGTTAGAGCACCTTTTATTGGAACCATTTTGGTTGAAAGAAGTGCTGTAATTGATGCGGGTCAAAAAGGACCAAGGATTCTCAAGGGTTAATAACGATTATGTCGTTCTTTGGAATCCATCCTTGTAAATTGAAATTCGGGAAAGAAGCCTCAACAAGCCAATCAAACATGGTTTCTTTGTCGTCTGGTAAAGACACAATGAAGCCCGTTTCATCTTTCGGTATTCTCTTTTTTAGAGGGAAGTTGCCTTGCTTGAGAGTTAGCAATGAATCTATAATCATTACTTCAGAATAATTTCGCCAGTGATCACTTGGCGATACTTTGATTACAGTTCCCGGTTTCATCTTTTCAGGATACAAGATTCCATTTTGGGCGTAAACCAAAATGAGCCTAGATAGATCGACAATAATCCTGCAAAATTTGAGATTACTACTTATGCTTAAGTTAAACCAGGACCGGGACTATGACATCGACATTTCCATTAATATTGGATGACTTTCCGAATCCATCGGGCAGTACATTTCTGTCAGCAACAGGTGCTTTAGGGCACGCTGCACAGCACACAAACATGAACGATGCAATCGAAGCCATTGAGTTTCGAATTGGCATAACCGGTTCTACTGTTCCGACTTCATTAGACTATGAAGTCCACAATGTTGATCACGGTCACGATCATGATGGAATCAACTCACGTCCAATTGCACTAGGAACGAGCGGTTCTGATTGTACTTTTGAAGAGGGTCTTTTTCCATTCACTGTCTTCACAAGAGCTGGCGAAGCCATCTGTCTGATAAATGAAGTTCTAAAATCTCTGGCTCCAAGTCCAGCACCCAATCTTGATAACATTGGTGTGGCAGATACCGGCGTTGCCGGTATACTTTCTTTTGGCTCGACACAAGGAATTTCTGGATATGCAAATGCAACTGGCACCGGAAGTTTACCAGCAGTAGACATCAACGGAACTTATTCGGTTGCTTCTTTTTCTGGCGATCTCAGGAGAGGGTTGTTTAACAACACAACCACTATTAATGGAGTCTTGAATGATGATGTCGCTGCTGATAACCCAAATTATCCAGCTGACGCATTTGGGAATGCCGACTCTGGAAACCTCCGTCTTGTTCTAAACGGAACAACGCTCATCACAATGAGCCTTTCTTCCACTTCTGCGTCCATCACGTCCTCTACAGGCGGCGGAAGTTTTTTGGCCGTCTCTCCCTTGTTCACGGGAAGTTTTTCAAATGGAAATCCATTTACGCTCTTCAAACATAGAACTGGAGTTTGGTCAATAAGCCCGTCCGATCAGCGAAATGGCTGGAACGTCGTTAGGATCTTTCATGAGCTTAGTGCAAGTGTAACACAAACAAATCATGTTTCTTGGATTGTTGATGATAATCCTGTTGCGCCAATTGCTCCATCTGGCTCGCTTCATTCTCTTTCGTTGACGGGATTGAAGTACCTTACTGGCGTAAAATACTTCACCGGAGGAACTGCTCTGTATAACACAGCCATTTCCGGAGCATATAAAAATGCTTATTCTTCTGGAAATGCTGTCACGTTTACAAACTCCTCAAATATTACTTTCAGTTCACAACCTCTGTCTTCCATTGTTGTTGGATTGGAGGATGAAAATAAAGTTGAGGTTATTACCAACAAAGCTGGTACAATTTCGGCCGAAAAGCTTTTACCTGGGGCCATTACTGCGAGTGTGAATTGCACCAAGCCCATTGGACCAAATTTAACAAATGGTGGCATATCAAGCATTGGCGATATTTTCCTAAACAGTCAAGCTGCCAACAGCACAGTCCTGAGAGACAGGTTTAGAGATGAAGATTTTAGACTTGAAGCGTCGGATTATGAGCTTCAAGCAGACATTCCAGCCTCTGGTTGGGATAGCACCACTAATCGTTCTGGTTCTTCTGCTCTTCCGCTCGTTGTTTTCAATGAGTGTTTGAGAGCACTTCCCGGTCTCCCAGACAGTGGTGGGGGGAACGGAGATTTTACTGGATTTGTAAACGGTCCAACTAGCAATGTCGATTACAGTGATTTCTCCGGGTCCCTGACTTACTATCGACAGTTTGAGAACAACACTGGTGGTTCTAGATCAAACTTCGATTTGCAAATTACAGGCTCAGGTACATGGAGCACCGGTTCTGCTGTGCTTGGAGCAAATGATAGATTTTTAGTGGAGGTGAAGCTACCAGAGAAAACAGGCTGGAACGTTTATACTCCATTCCAAAAGGCAGGTGACCCACAGATTCCATCTGATGGAGCAGGAATTTTGAATGGAGCATTTGACGAATCAGTACCAGCCACAAACAAAGGAACCTTTGGAACTGTATTCGTTTCAGATGGAGACTATATTGTTGTCAGAATAACCGCCAACGCTCAATGGACAGGACGAATTTGTGATATGAGGTTGGTCTGGACGTCGTAAGGGGAAATGAATGACGCTTAATCAGGCACTGATTGCTTTCAAAAAGCTTTTTAATAGGCCACATACGTCTAACGACAAACAGTTGTTGGCCAACGAAGGCTATTTTGTAGGCTTTCAGCAAGATACCTCTACCATTTTTGCAGAACGTCCAAGTCCTACACCTCCAGGCGGAACACTCATTACAAACACGGGTTCGTTTTATACGAATGACGGTATCACGGAAAAGGTTCGACTAGTTCTTGAATTCGTATCTGGTACTGACACGGCAAATGGAAGACATGGTTTCCAAGCAAAACTACCTCCTGATTACGAAACCAGCTCTTCAAATCCAAAAGTTGGAACTGGATTCTTTGTAAACAATCAAGTTCTCCAGTTCACAACTGGTTCTCTTCAAATTGTAACTGAATTCGTCGGAAGTACCGGTTATCAAGTAATCTTACGGGATAAAAACCTCGCACAAATACCATTGCTTGATCCAAGAGAATGGATTCTCTACGAATTTGGTGGCCTCGTTTATCAGGAAACCCCGCCAGCTGTTGGTGACGTTTCAAATAACCCTGGGTTCCTCGATTGCTGGCTTTATATCGGAGACATGGCCTCCGATGTTACCAGCTCTGTTTCGGCCTCCAATATTACCACGAGAATAAATGGTGTTAATCTATCGACCAACACTCAAGTTATCAATCTTAGTGGTTCTATTGTTTCAGGCTCTGTTTCTGGTGGTACAGATGTAACTTATACTTTTGATGCACTAAAAGCAGATGATCGAGTCCATATCCTTCTTTCTGATGGTGGTCCCTTCGAACGATACCTCTCTGGTTCATACCGAGAAACAGAATATTTCAGTAAAATATTTCCAAGTTCTTCTATTTGGTATGAGGACAATTCCAAGACAAAAAAAATAGTTGAAAAGATTTGGTTCTATAACTCAAATAAGACTGTTAATACCATAGTTAGAAATGTGTATGCCACGGATGGTAGTACCATACTAACAACTGCAACAGATACAATTGTCTATGGAAGCGGGGCAGTTCCGCCGATCGCCGAAGTAAACAGAACGAGAACGATAAGCTAGTCCAGCATATTTAAAGCAGTATCAATAAAGGGTAAACAATGAGTCTAGAATCACCATTTTCAATTTTGTTTAATTCTGAAGGAGTCGAGCTTGCTGTAACCGCAAGTCAGTCCGGCTCTTTTGAAACAGGCACACAGCCTGGTTTCCTTATCATGGGTTCCGGTTCGACCGGAGCGCAGTTCCTTAGATTGGCTGATGACGGTGCCTTGTTCATCACAGGTGCAGTAACAGACACCATTGACATCACTGGTGCTCTTGTTATCACCGGTACTGTCAATCAGGGTGAAGCTGGCACGATTGCAGAATCGTGGTTCATTCAGATTACAGATGGAACGCAGGTTCTTGGAACCGGCTCTTCCGCTCCACTATTTGTCTCTGGTACAGTTGCTATCGAAGGAGGCGAACTAAACGTTGTTGTCTCAGGTGCTAACTTTGACCCGAATGGCAATCTACTTGTCGCCCTGTCTGGCGTGGCAATTATTGATCAGCACCTTCAGGTAACAGGTACAGTCAATGTTGTTGAGCCAGTAACTGTCACTGGTTCGGTAACTACCACTGCAATCAAGTGCCCAAATACAACCGTAACAAGCTGGGGCGCTTCTACCGTATCTGCAACAGTGCTCACAGCAAGCTCACTTCGATGCGCAGGTACATTCTTTATGGATGGTAACGCAACTGCATTTATTAAGCTTGGAACTGGTGCCAACTCGACAGGTAGCTTTACAGTCAAAGTTGGTAACAACGGTTTCTTCGAACTTCCCGACAACTACACAGGTGCTGTCAGCGTTGTATTCGACAAGGATGACTCTAGCAAGATTCTTAGAATCACCGAAATCTTTGAGTGATAAACTAAACTGATGACTCAATAACCCATTGAAAAGCCCGGAAACTCCGGGCTTTTTCATTTAACCAGTTCGACCTCAATTTGAACGTCAGGAAATTCTTTTGATAGAGTTTCGGCTGCCGAACAGTTCATTTCGTTATCATCAAAAAATCGTAAAACCTTTAGTTTTCTTTGTTGAAGCTTGCCTTTAAGATAGTCTTTCTTTCTTCTGGCATTATGTTCTCCAACACCTTTGCCTTTAACTGGCTGGAACAGCCCCACGGCGACCATTTCAATATCACCCATGCCTTCCCTAGCCATAAATTTTGCCACCTCTTCTATGGAAGGTCTTGCGGTGCAAATGGCAACTCCGTACGGGCCGAGGCGAGCATAATCGGATTTCATCCTGCTCAAGTGAGGAAGCTTGACAGGGTTGATTACGACACCAAAGTCAGACAAATCAAACTCTTCGTCTGGACCTAGTTCGTATTCATGAAATTCGTGTGGGTGTAGTTCTCTACGTTCACCTGTTTGAGTATTTAACAGATGAATAATTCCTTCTGTTCTGACAAGCGTATCATCAAAATCATACACATTCAGCTCATCAGGCAACTCTTCGTCGAAGATCTCTCTCAGAATTTTGCTAGTATATTCTTCAACGAGTGTTTCTAAGTTGGGCTTTGACATATTTCATCCTAATTATCCTTGACCTTATGGCTACCTTTCTTACAACAATCAAGAAAGGCGCCATCCTTTATATTCTTTTCTTTGGCCTAATAGCATTTTTTTAAAATGTGAGCGACTGCCAATAGCATTAGCTTCGCAAAATTGTGGTATTTGATACTCAAATATGCAATGCGTGTTTTTACCGTCGGTAACAGTCCATTGGATTTTTTTATCTAAAGTCCATCCGTGGCAAATTTTAGTTTTTTTATTGACCAAACTCCATAATTCTTCTTTGCGTAGACTATGCGCTCTAGCAAATTCAGAAAGATTTTTTGACAAAAAAACCTCGTTATTTTGCGGATCAAACAATAATATGTTATATTCTTTACTATTAATTTTTTTGTTGTTTGCTATTATTTTGTTTTTAACTTCGTGAGAAGTCATTATTTGTTTGTGTTTTTTACGAAAATCTTCGGTTTGCCAAAGTTTTTTCATTGTCTTACTTGCTGCTTTTTTTATATTTTCTAAACCTTTGTCTGTTTTTACCTTTCCATATGGCGCCACTTTCGGAAGGATATTGTAGCAAATATTTTGGTTATCAAACCATTTATCTAAAAATTCCTGTTCAATTTTTAGTCTTTTTCGAGGTTTCATTTCCTCGGCAAGAACAATTAGTTTAAAATCCGATTGTGTCTTGTTGTAATCGTTTTGCAAATATAAATTTTCATGCTTACCCTTCCTAAGCTTTCTTAGATGTTTTTTAAAGCGGGAGTGAATATTAGCAGAACTACCAACATACACCCTGCCATTCTTAGAATTTTTCAGGAGGTAAACACCCCCAATTTTACCTTTTGTATTTGTCGTTATTTTATTAGCCATATACTTAAGTATTATGGCAACGTTCTTGACCACGATCCGCCCAACACCCTTTGGGTTCTATGATTCGGATCCGATTTTCCAACAGGATGCCGATAAGATCATTTTTTATGTGCTAAGAAAGCTCGGTGAGGATGTCCTTTCCGTCGAACTTACCAAAAAGATGATTTGGGCCTGCTTTGAGGAGGCCACTTTAGCTTTTAATGCTCATATCATAGAATACCAGGCCAAGTCAAATCTTGTAAGCCTATTAGGTCAGCAGACTGGTTCTATTGATCCAAATAATCCAACACAAAATACCGCAGATTTATCAATAAACCTTACAGATAATTACATCCGTCCAAATCTTGATTTTCTTGTCAGACAAGCAGAGCCCTATGCGGCCGAAATCGGTTTCGGACAATCTCTTGATACATTTAGCGGTTCAATAGAACTACAACAAGGTAGACAAGATTACGATCTTTATACGGATTTACAAGATTCCAATGGGATTCCTTTACTTCAACTAATGCCCACCGGATCACGTGGCAGAATGAAAGTTGTAGAAGTGTTTCACTTCGGACCTATTCAATTCGTCTTTAACTCAAATTTGGCCTCTAACTTTATTGCTTCGGGTATGCCAGTAGAAAGTTTTGTTCCTGATACTCGTTTCTATGTTCTGCCATTGTTCGAAGATGTGTTGAGAGCAGGAATGCTTGAAACCGCCCAAAGAGTTAGACGTTCACATTATCGTTACAGAATTGATGGAAGAAACATTAGAATTTTCCCAGCTCCAAGTAATCTTGTACCTGGATTTAGCGATAAACTTTGGATTAGAGTTGCCTTTCCTCCTTCAGTAGCGCCAGGATTGGTGCCTGGTGGTGGAGTATCTAGCTCAATAGGTGGAGATTTGGGTGGTATTCTTCCACCGGCTCTACCAGATGACACTTTGTTTGGAGTGTCTCACCCAGCAAACGTGCCTTTTGGTTTGATTAAATACAAAACATTGAATCCTTGGGCAAAGTATTGGATTTTTCAGTACACACTTGCGTGCTGCAAGGAATTGCTTGGTCTAATCAGAGACAAGTTCAAAAACTTCCCAATCCCCAATGCTGAACTTACTCTAAACGGTGCAGACCTTATTCAACAGGCAAGAGAAGACAAAACAAATCTTCTTACCGGCGAGGGTGGTTTAATAGGCGTACTAGACGGCCTTACTTATGACAAGTTGGCAGAAATCGAAGCCACAAGGGCCGAAATGGAAATGAAACAACTACAAATGTTGCCGATGCCACCAAAATATGTTATAAGTTTCGGTTAATTTAAACACATGACCTCTGATTGTCTAAGCTCCAATGGAGAGGAGTTTGGACATGAAGAAAACATACAATGGAAACGCTAATAAAAGTGGGGTTTACAAAATTATAAATCATTCTAATGGTCGATTTTA